TCTTTAGTTTCTTTTAAGATTGTAATATCTTTATAATTAATCTTACCTACTGTTTTTTTACCTAACATATTGTAATCATATAATGTAATACAAGTAGGACCTAATTTATTGATATTCATTCCTCTACCAAATAAACTTGAATCTTCAAAAATAGCATCACCATCATCATTAACTCTAAATATCTTTGGAAAATCACCATACTCATTATCTTCACCACCTCTTCGGTACTCGGTAATTCCTTTTACAGTGAACTTAGCATTTCCTTTTTCAATAATTTCTTTAATTTTTGACATAACCTTGATTGTTAATTATTAATACCCTATGAATATACGAACCCTATCCCGGGAAGCCAAGCCTCCCGTGCATTATTTTTACCAGTTATTCACATCATCTTCTCCACGTTTTTCGTGGTCATGTTCACTATAAACCCTTAGGTTTAAGTACTCACCATCTCCTAGATAAGAAGTATCTTCTCTAATATCTTTGTCATATACAAAACAAAAATCATACTCCTCTTTTGTAATGATTTCTTTTGTATTCATAATCTCTTCAAACCTAAAATATTCCTGTTCTGCAATGTAAAGACTTTCTGGACTCATCATAACCTTAATTGTTTTAAATTAACAAATGAAACTTCGTGTCTCACTTATATGTGAATATACGAACTCTAGCCCGGGAAGCCAAGCCTCCCGTGCATTACTTTTAAAATCCCCTTTCTACCATCTGGGTATACTCATGATGTTCTTGTTCACTATAAACTCTTAGGTTTAAATAATCACCTAATTTACTATAATCACCAATATAAAACATATCTTCTTTTATGGTTTTGTCATAAGTAAATACAAATTCATACTCCTCTTTTGTGAGGTATTCTTTTGTATTCATAATTTCTTCATACCTATTATACTCTAATTCTGCAATGTAAAGACTTTCTGGACTCATCATAACCTTAATTGTTTTAAATGTTGTGCTTAACTGCTCAACATGGTGAAGATACGAACCCTATCCCGGGTAGCCAAGCCTCCCGCGCATTACTTTTAAAGTTTTCTTTTAGATGTTGTTTGAAATGTTGATGTGTATGGTGTTAATTTGGGGTTTTCAATATTAAATAGTGCTCTTACATGACTAAAGATTTCTAGGTTTTGTTCTTGTGTACGAGGCGACTCATATACTTCCCAATTTTTACCTTTTAAACGTTTTCCGGCTTTATCTTCACCTCTCGATTTAGATTTTAACCATAAAACTCCTACTCTATCTACTTTTTTACCATAACACTCTTCATAACATTGAGCATATAGTGCTCCCTGTAAATCATATGTTGTTTGTAAGTGGTTAGATGTTTTGAAATCTATGATCCAACGTTCAGTTTTTCCGTTAAATTCCAATTCACATACTAAATCACACGTTCCTGCAACTTGTAGTTCATCCGAAAATAGGTGTACTTCTGCTTCTATTAATGTCGGGTTGTATGTTTCCCAAAAATCAACGAATCTAAGGAACATTTGCCAAACGTGTGCAGGCATTTTTGGATTGCCATCAGGGTATAGAAATGTAATTTCTTCCCCATTTAGCCAATCCTCAATCATTTCGTGGACTTGTGTGCCTTCCTCTGCTGCTTTCTTAACAATCCATTCAGCACTATAACCTACTTTTTTAAGCCAGTCTTCAAAATACTTACCTTTTGGGTATGTACTTAAAACATGCGTAATAGAAGGATAATACTTACCATTACGTCTGTAATACCTAGAATCCGGCATTGTGACTTGTTGGTAATCATCTGAAATTTCTAATAATCTTTTGTATGATTTTTTTATCATATAGATAGTTTATGTTCCATTAAGTCATAGTAGGTTAAAGGAACAGTTGTTTGTATAAGTTTAGTGAAATTTTCGAAACCCATTTCACTCGGATCCTTATCTTGCAAATCTACAAGATAGACTTCTTTGCCTTCTGCCATTAACTTTTCACAGAACCTCAAAGCTTGTTTTATTGCATCCCTATCTAATGCAATATAAATTTTATCTACTACAGATGTAACTATTTTTTTCATTAAGTTATTCTGTATGTTTTTTCCTAATAAGGGGATTGCGTTTCTTTTTATCGCCAAAGCATCAAATAAACCTTCACACAATATAATAGGTACGTTCCAATTAATCATATGTTCATTAGGTATAATATCTCTTGATACTTGTGGATTTCTATAATTTACATATGGGTCTTTCTCAAATGAACGGGCAGTAAAGTAATTTAACTTACCATCTACATCATATGTTGGTATTACTACCATATTTTTATATAACCCTGTTTTGCAATAACCTATATTATATTTGAGAATATCGTATTTACTCACGTGTCTATTATTTAGGTACGCGAGCGCGTGCCTAGCCATTATATCGCTGTTATCAACGTTATTTAGGCTAATATACTCATCTGGTAGCTTGATAGTTGCTACATCTATCTTTTCAGTATATGAAGTATAGTTTACTTCTTTGCTTAATGTTTTTGCTTCGCTAATTTTATCAGAAGAGGCACCTGATTGTCTAAATAGTAAACTAATCGATTTACCTTTCTTACCACATACCCAACAGTGCCAAGGATTGTGTCCCTCTTTATTTTCAGTAAAATTAATTTCTAATTTAGGTTTATGGTGGTTACAGTGAGGGCAATTATATGCCATATTACCTCTAGCAGTTTTCCTACCTGTACCGAGTACCGAATTAACTAATGTTACTAATGTATGATTGATCATAAGTCATAATATACGAACTTATTTTCGCTCAACCACGAGATCTTCGAATTTTATGTCCGCTAAATCTTTTGTAAAGAATTTACCTAGAATATTATCATTAAAGAATTCATCCGGTTTTTCTAGGACTTGATATAACATTTGATATTTAATTTCAAAATAGGTAAGTTGTTTTTTAGTCTCTACACATTTTAAAATGGTACGTTCAAATTCCTCTTTTTTACCTTCAACTAATAATTTTTTAATGTCAGTTTGGGAACCATAATAAGTTTTCCAATCTGATTCTTTAACTATTAATTTATATGAAGGACGACGACCTACTACCCCTGTTAGAGCTGCTAGCTCTTTTTTACCCAATTTTTTCTTTTGATTGTGAAATAGTACTTTTTTTCCAATATAAGATTTCCCTGAAGGTTTATGGGTTGTCATATAGACAAAACCAAAAGTATTATCTGGGAATTGTGTAATATCCTCTATTGAATTGTTTTTATATATCCAATTCATAAGTTTATTTTATTAATTAATTAAAAGCAAAGATATTGATTTGTTACAACTCCTGAAGAGTTAGTTAGAAGATAACCAAAATTTACCCTAGAATATCCTACTGCAGGAGTAGTTCCTCCTGAGTTTGTATAAATAGTGTCACCAACTCCTGGCCATGTATTAGAACCATCATGATAAAATGTTACATTCTGGGTTTGAGTACAAATGAATTTAGTTCCAGATTGAAATGCAGATGCTAAAAAAGAAGTTAAAGTTACATTTGAATAACCATAAAATTCACTATATTGATCTGGGTTTGTTGAAGAAAGACTAGAAGAATCTATCATACCACTAAGTGACAGATTGGTTGCTAATATTCCTGTAAGACCAAGCTCCGTTGCTATTTGACTTCCACTTATTGGTCCTGATGATGGTAATGCCATACTTATATATTTTTATTATAAATATTGTAAACCAAAATCTCTAATATTTTCAGAGATTATTTCTTTAAAATTTTGTGGTATATCTTTTAATTTTCCTAATTCTAAAAATAAAGATTTTGATTGATCTCTTTTACCTATATACCACCCTGTAAATGCTTTTTGAAAATCAAATACAAAATCACCTGGGTATCCTATGTCATAGGTTAATGGAGTATTTTCTTTGATATTATCCTTACCTAAACAGGCGTACATATAGGATAACATCCATTCTTTTCTATCACTATGCCATATACTTAAATGGTAATAAGCTTCTGGTCTATCAGGAGCATATGCAATAGCCGCTTGAAGTTGTCCTTGTTCAAAATCAGGTCTTCTTGTGGTTATATTTAATTGCTTCCACGTTTTTAGAAAACAATTATAAGCCATTTTAGGGTCACTATCATGTAACAGTTCAGCTGCTCTTAAAAAGTAAGAATGTGCTGCTGCTCCCTGTCCTATTTTTTCATATTCTTCTCCTAACTTAGCATTTACATATGCGTCTTGAGGTGTTTGAATATAGGCGTGTAATTGTTTTTGTAATTCTTTCATTCTTCCCATTCTAATTTATCTAATAAACTTACAGACATTTTTAAAGCGTATGCCGCATTATCCTGAAATCCATATGTTATAATAAAATTACCATTTTTAATAGCTAATCCAGTATTAAATTCTATCATAGCATCCATAAATTTAAATTGTTTAGATATTGATTTTAAATTCCAATCTTTATCCCAAATTAAAAATCTATGGTAGTAATGTGCATCTTTGTGTCCCCCAGGGTGGTGGAAAAAATCTACTTCATGAGTTATACAAATTCTATTACCTTCATTACCAAAGGGTATAACTTGAGAACTACCTCTAATACCTAATGGACCTTCAAATTTTTCTTTTTTATTAATTACTGTTGTACTAGACAGTTTATTTAAAATACCCTGTTGTACTCTTTCTTTAGATTTATCTTCTAGGTTTATTTTAACTACTTCAACAGGATTGGACCATCTAACAAAATGAAAAGGCATATCCATAACGGGCATCCAATTTTTTTCTAAATAAGTATCTTTTGTTGGTGGTTCAACTCTATCTCTGGTTAATTCTATTGCGTGGTCTTTAGTCCAATCTACCTCACAAAGTTCCATTCTACCTTCACCATTAGGTTTTACATCTCTTCTTACACCACATATATAAAACGTACCATTCCATCGCATTACTCTAGCATCCTCTAAACCGTGAAAATCCCATATTGGAGTAATATCATTTTTTGATGTATCTACTTTTTGGTATGATTCTACTTCTAATGTATCTTCATTTAATTTACATAAATAATTTCCAGTTATTAAATGGATATCATCTTCTGGGTTTAAATAGGATAATACTCCCCATTTACAATAAAAGTTTTGGTTAAATTCTGCGTGGTATAAAGTGTAATGAACGTGTCTAATATTGGCTAATATATCTCCGTTATCATCTATAAATACAGAAACGTTGCAAAGACCAGTACCACTAGTTAATTCACTTGGTATTATAAGAGGGGTTATTGTTCCTCCGTTGTCTAAAACTATTTTGGCTAAATTATTTATCATTAAAATTCATGAGTTTAATTTCATGTTATTGTAATATAATAAGGATTTTTAGGGGTACCAAATTTATTTGATATTTATTTGAAAAAAAATTTTTGTTGGGGTTATTATATTAATATTATAAACATATACTGTTCCGTGTATATAGGATAAATGTGCTATATAACGTGTTTAACGTAAAATTATTAATATTAGGTGCCATTACTATAATAAAGAAACGGCACCTATAATATAACTATTATTTACTACACTTGCAATTACAATTACAATTACATGGTTTTGATTCTAAGGCTTCTACTTTAT